AGAAATCAAACAAGCAATTATCAACGCCGCACAAAGTGCCGAAGCAGGTAGTCTGCCTAAGGGTGTTGAACGAATGATTCGTGATGTTACTGATCCGATCATGCCATGGCGCGAACTGATTCAGACTAACTTGACCAGTGCTATTCGTACAGACTTCTCTTGGATGCGCCCATCACGCCGTTCTTGGCATATGGATGCTATCATGCCCGGTATGACGCCCGGTGAAGAAATTGATGTAGTTGTTGCTATTGACATGTCAGGTTCTATCAGTAACAAACAAGCACAACAATTCTTGGGTGAAATCGCAGGCATGATGGAAGCATTCGATGGCTTCAAGGTACATGTATTCTGTTTTGACACTGAAATCTACAACCCAGCAGACTTCACTAGTGAGAACATGGACACTATCGATGGCTACGAGCCAGCAGGCGGTGGCGGTACTGACTTTGATGCTATCTTTGAATATCTCAAGCGTGAAGGTAATGTGCCTAAGCGATTGATTTGTTTCACTGACGGATATCCCTGTGGTTCTTGGGGTGACCCTGACTACTGTGATACGACTTGGATCATTCACGGCGACCCCGATCCTAATCCCCCGTTCGGTCAGTTTGCTATCTATGACGATCACAAGTGAGGTGTAAATGGAAATCGTAACTTCAATAATTCTTATCGGTGTTGCTGTGGGTATCTTATATAGTATGTACAGCGTATTAAAAAGGATCAAAGACGACAATGATGATTAAATCCAGTGAGGAAATAATCATCTACGAATCACCTGATGGTGGCAAGACGGTCTTCTCTCGCAAGTCGGGAGAGACCTCTCGTACCTTACGTAGTATAGACCCGGCGCATGAACGTGAACAAGAATTAACTGCACGTTGGGCTGGACTAAAAGAAGCGGTGATGATGGATGATCCTGCCATTAATGACTATATTGAAAAAATAGAAATTCTGTTGAGATTAAAAAAATGATGTATATTGGTACTAGTTTAGGTGGATGTTTACGAAGCATCCTATTAGGTGAAGTGTCCGAAAACGAGGTCATATTCATCATATCTAGGACTAATGCTCCGACATTAGAAAATTACATGGGTGTAGTTGCTCAGTATCACGAACGTGGCAATCCGTACTCTAGAAATTCAGGTAGATATGAACTAAGTGATTATTCACTAGAAGAGGTGTCAGCACTCGCCACTAGACTTTGGAATTCAGGTAAGATTCATCAACCTAGAATGTACGCTGGTATTAGTGGTATGGGTTATGTACACCCAACAGAGTTTGACGATTCTATATGGCTACATGTTTCTCCGGTTAACAGAAACGTTTCTCCTTCTGTAGTCGAGGCGTGGGAGAAATATAAATTACTGGATACATTGACAAAATGAACGAGATAGATCCAGTATTATGGTACAGTGAACGTGAGGTGACAGGCCTCACACCCAAACACTTTACTAGAACAAAAACACCCTTAACGTCAGAATCTAAGTTGTGGATACAGGATAACCTCAGGGGTAGATACTGTATCCATCATAGTCAATTGAAAGATGATACTGACACCTTCGATTTAGTCGTGAGCGCACTTTTTGGGTATCCTGCTTTTGAAGATCCTAAAGAAGCAGTAGTATATGAACTAACCTGGTCTTAAAAATATTTTATTTAAAGAAATTCATATTAAATATCTACAGTTACTCAAGGAGAATAATATGAGTTTTTTACGACACGTTGGTAAGATGGGTGATCGCAAGGTTGCTATCATTTTTAGAGAAGTTCCAGGCGAACCACATATGAGTTTAGTGACATATACTGAAACTCTTAATCAGCACATCCATGATCCAATGATGCGTTGTATTGAAAGCGATATCGGTCAGAACAGTGAAAACTTAGCTGACGCATTGAATCGTAGTTATACAGTAGATGGACGTCCTATTCTACAAGTTCTTCACGCAGAAGGTTTGTTGAAGAAAGTTAAATCAGGTCAAGTTGTTGTTACACCTAATCCACAGACTAAGATTAAGCTAGATGAATTGAATTCTATCTTAAACGAAATGAAACAAGGTGAAACCGCTGTTAAGCGATTGAACGAACTAGATCAAAGTCGTGGTCTACAAGATCCAGTTGATGTTGCTAAACGTATGCGCGGAGACAAACAAGTACCGCCCCCAATCAATCAAGCACCGCAAGGTATCCTAGGTGATTCTACACTAGCACAACAAAGATTACAGCAAGCACAGCGCATGGCGGCAGAAGCACGTGGACTGTTGGCTGAATCAGAGCGACTAACCGCAGAAGCACATTCAATGGACCCTTCGTTAGCACCTGCTCCAGTAAAAGCAAAAGCACCTAAGAAGGTTAAGGCAGTTGAAGCAGTAGCAGAAACACAACCTAAGGTCAGAAAGACACGAGCTAAAGTTAGTGTATAACAATGAGTCCCGAATTTATCGAGAAATGGGAACACATTCTTGACGATGTTGAAAAGAATAAAGTCCCTATTCAGTTTATTAAAAAACTGATAATCAAGTTACAGGGCAAGAAACAACAGACAATAAACATTGAAAAGTTTTTGTCTCAAGGTCTTGACCCTGAGCAGATAGAAGAAGCTGTTAGTCGTAAACTGAACGAACTTGACGATCAAATTGTTAGTGTTGAGTTTATACTAAATGTACAAGCTATCGCTGATACGGTACAGCCGGAGACTGATAAACTTTTAGGAAAATTATGAAACTAATCGTAGCATGTGACCCAAAAGGGGGAATAGGCTACAACAACAAATTGCCCTGGACTAACATTCAGGGCGATTTGCCGAGATTCAAGGAGTTAACAACCAGCAAAGTTATTCTTATGGGTCGCAATACATGGGAGAGTTTACCGAAGAAACCTCTACCCAATCGTATTAATGTTGTAGTAACTAAACAAAATATACCAGATGTGACTACGTTATCAAGTTTACCAGAAAGAGACAATATGGATCTTTCTGATGTTTGGTTGATAGGTGGCGCAAAATTAATAAATTCAAGTTGGCACTTGATAGACGAAATACATCTTACTAGAACAATTGCCGAATATACTTGCGATGTATCAATCGATATAGTAAAATTAGAACGTGAGTTCATGTGTTGGTTCAAAGAACAACATACCGATCACACATACGAGATTTGGAAAAGAAAATGAAACAATATCACGATTTACTACAAGATATACTAGATAACGGGGAACTTAAAGATGACAGAACTGGTGTTGGCACCTATAGTGTTTTTGGACGTAATCTTCGCTTTGATTTGCGTCGGGGCTTTCCCGCAATCACTACTAAGAAGTTGGCATGGAAGGCTTGTGTCGGCGAACTTCTTTGGTTCATTGAAGGCTCAAGTGACGAACGACGCCTCGCAGAACTTACACATGGCACCAGTGAGGGTAAAGTTACGATCTGGACGCCCAATGCGCTTGCGCCGTACTGGAAGCCTAAAGCGAAATTCGAGGGCGACTTGGGTCGTGTCTACGGAGTTCAGTGGAGGCACTGGAACAAGGACACAGTTGAAAAAGACATGGGCCCTGCGCACAAAGGCGGTACGCGCCTCGCAGTGGATAGGACGGAAATCGACCAACTTAAAAATGTCATCGAAGGTCTAAAGACTAATCCTAACGGGCGCAGACATATCATCAGCGCATGGAACGTTGGTGAACTAGACCAAATGGCACTGCCTCCTTGTCATGTAATGAGTCAATTTTATGTCAACAAGAATAAAGAACTGTCTTGTCATATGTACCAGCGTAGTGTTGATGTTTTTCTGGGTTTACCTTTTAACATTGCTAGCTATGCGCTACTCACTCATTTAATCGCACACCACTTAGGTCTAGGTGTAGGTGAGTTGATTATCAGTACAGGTGACACCCATATATACAAAGATCACATAGAGCAGGTTAAGGAACAGTTAACGAGGGAAGAATTCCCACTACCTACTCTGTTGTTAAACACACAAAAGACTAATATTTTTGAAATGACAATGAATGACATTTCATTGGAGAACTATCAAAGTCATGGGCAAATCAAAGCGAATATGGCAGTCTGAGGACGGTAAGGACATCATCACTAGTAATGTTGTTGTTTATACTTTCACTATGGGTGATGTAGATGATCCTGATCTATACGCAGGGTCGTCTATATATGATTGGCAACAATCAGAAGCAGGCAAGTGGGTGATGGAGAATGCTATACAGAAACCTAGTTGGCATCGCAACTTTGATATCTATGCTTATGGTTATCAGTATCAAATCAGAGCAGACCTCACTGACGAACAAATAACATTTTTTGAATTGAAATATAAATGAATATATTAGTAACTGGTGGATTAGGATTGATCGGTCATCACGTAGTTGAACGATTAGAAAATTTAGGTCATGATGTAACTATTGTTGACACTATGACTAACTATGGAATAATTCCGCAAGATGAAATAGATTACTTGATGCGTGAACGCCGCAAGAAAATTAAAACAGATCAAGTGTATAAGTATGATATTGCTGACGCTCCTAGCATAAACTCATTGTTCGAAACTAAAAAATTTAACATTGTTGTTCACATGGCTAGTTTCCCAAGACAAAAAGTAGTCAATGCTAACCCTGCGATGGGTAGTAAGACAATGAGTGAAGGGTTGCTCAACTTGTTGGAAGCTAGCAAGAATACTAACGTCAGTAAATTTATCTACATTAGTTCGTCAATGGTCTATGGTGACTTCACTGATGACGTAAAAGAAGATGTTGTATGTAACCCGCAGGGTCAATATGGCATTATGAAACTAGCAGGAGAATGGCTTGTTAAAGATTATACTAGACGAGATAATATTGTTCATACAATTATTCGGCCTAGTGCTGTTTACGGCCCTCTTGATGTTGAGGACCGCGTTATTGCTAAGTTCATGCTATCAGCAATGCGTGGCAATGTTCTTAATGTTAACGGTGCCGGGGAAACACTAGACTTTACGTATGTAGAAGATGCAGCAGATGGTATTGTCGGTGCCACACTTTCACCTAACACACGTAACAAAACATATAACATCACTAAGTCACACAGTAGAACATTGCTTGATGCGGCAAATCTTGCGGTGAAGATTGCAGGCAAAGGAACAATCAATGTCAGAGACAAAGATACAGACTTCCCAAGTCGCGGAGCATTGAATATTGAAGCGGCTCGTAGAGATTTCAACTACGATCCTAAAGTTGACGTAGAAGAAGGATTTCAAAAATATTATGAGTGGCTTTCAAATTCCCCATTTTGGACTCAAAAGACAATATCAGACTCTCAAGGATGAGATCCTTGATGCTACCGATCGTGCGTTGAAAGACGGTCAACTAATGAACGGACATTACACCCGGTCATTTGAAGAATGGTTAAAGTATAAGACCAAGACAAAGTATGCCGTAACAGTACACTCGGGTACTCAAGCACTTGAGATTATCGCTAGATACAAAAAGCAAAAACACCATGATGCTATGGTGGGCAATCCTAAGATTCGTATACCTAATCTTACATATCCTGCTACACTAAACGCATTTTTATCTGCTGGATGGGATGTTGAGCTAGGTGATACTGACAGGTACGGTGTTATGTATAGCGGTAGCACTAACCAAGTAGGTGGAGTATACAACTGTGCTATGGGATTTGCCGGACGTAGACCATGGCCCGAAGCAACATATCAAGAAAGTTATAGTGTCATCGTAGACGGAGCACAACACTGGCTTGAAGCAGGTGGTAATGTTGGTAGTGGTATGGCAATCAGTTTTGATCCTACTAAGAATCTTAATGCTAGTGGCAACGGCGGTGCTATTGTAACAAACGATCATCATCTATATCTCTACGCCGTAAGATACCGAGACAATAACAAGCCTGAATTTCATAACGTAGGTACTAACTCACGTATGAGCGAGCTAGATTGCGCCCACTTGATGGTTCGTGTCAATCATATAGATGCTTGGCAATTGCGTAGAAAACAGATTGCTAGTTATTGGTGTGATAGATTCAGGGAACTACCAGTGACTTGCTTTTCTGAAACGAAGGATCCACACGCACATCAGAAGTTTGTAATGTACATGGCCGACAGAAATTCAATGCACACACATATGATGTTAAACGGTGTTGACACTAAAATTCATTACGAATATACACTAGGTGATCTTCCTACTACATTCGGCATGACTAAGCCGGACTTATTAAGTAATAGCGTAATGCTAAGTAGAGGAGTAATAAGTCTCCCTATGTACCCTGAATTAACAGATAATGAAATAAGTTACATCGCAGATAAAGTGGATGAGTTCTTTGGTGAATAAATACCAGATGAAACCCATAGCCATTAAAGTACATATAGACAAAGAAGTAAATTACTACGATATCACATGGAAGCTACATAACGTTTGTACATACGACTGTAGCTTTTGTGGTCCTGAGTATAAGGGTGGTAGTGAACGTTGGTTATCCCTAGAAGAAAATAAATCAATCTTTGACAAGATATATAAGGCAGCGAACGGCAAACTAATCTGGATAATATTTTCCGGTGGAGAGCCTACGCTATACCCACACTTCATTGAATTAGCCAAATACATAAAATCAAAAAATTGTTATTTGGGAGTAATCAGTAACGGTACTAGATCATTACGTTGGTGGGAAGAAGTAAGAGATGCTAATGTGTTAGATAACCTGATGTTAACTCTTCATCCAGAACAAGGGGCTCAACCCGATCACTTTGCTGATGTATTGAATCTGTTCATAGACAAACCCACAGCAACAACGTGCTGGATAACATCAACGAAAGAAACGATTGACAAGGCAATAACCTCTCACATTTTGTTAAAGAAAAAAACAGGAGCGATACTTTTACTAAAGCCAATGAATATCGCAGACTACCAGTTGAAAGACTATTTCAAACCTCAACATGAAATATACTTAAAGCGATATCGTAATTCTAGGGGCGACTTGTGGCACATGAAAAAAGAGACTGGTATACCCAAAGAAATGACGGTCGAGAATAATTGTATTAAAATAGAAATGAGTGACGGAAGTACGATAAGATCGTCAACTCAAGAAGCGATACATAATTCATGGAACCGATTCAAGGGATGGAATTGTAATATCGGTGAATTTCAAGCATTTATCGACCGTCATAGACTTCATCGCGGGGCCTGCTTTCACACTAAGCCCGGATACATTAATCTTTTAGAAGAGGATGCTAAATTCATTAGCGATCCTATTGTTTGTCCAAATGAAGGTTGTTTCTGCGGTTCTGATCTGATATCTACTAAATACAAAGATATATAAAGGGTCAAACTATGTGGGTATTATCAGTATTACCAGAAGCAATCATCCATACTATATTTGGTATAGGGGTGTTTGGTGTGATTGCGGGGTTCGTCTTGGGATTCGTCCCATTCATCAAAGCATATAAACTAGCCATACAAGTAATTAGTATCTTGTTACTTGTGTTCGGTGTCTATCTAGAAGGTGGATTAGCAGATTACAAGGAATGGGAATTAAAAGTCAAAGAGATGGAAGCCCAAGTAGCAGAAGCTAAAGCTAAAGGTGCCGAGAAGAATGTAGAGATACAAGAAAAGATAGTCGAGAAAACTAAGGTTGTCCGTGAAAAAGGACAAACTATCATTAAGTATGTTGACCGTGAAGTCGTAAAGAATGAGGAAGTGATTAAGTATATTGAACAATGTCCTACAGTTCCATCTATTATCATAGAACAAATGAATAAGGCGGCAACAAAATGAAATACTTACTAATCGCTCTATTATTAGCAGGATGCTCTACAGTTGTACCAGTAAAACCATCGTTCCCCAATCCTACCCCTGAACTCATGAAAAAATGTGAGGACTTGAAAAAGATTGAAGGTGATAAAGTAGCAATCACTGACATGCTTAAGGTCGTGGTTTACAACTATACATTATATTACGAATGCTCAACTAAAGTTGATGGTTGGCAAGAATGGTACAATGAACAGAAAAAGATATATGACAGCGCAAAATAATAGTATATTATTCGCAATATGTCTATTGTTAGTGGGGTGCGCTTCTACAAATGACTATCAAACATATGTAGAGACACAAAAAACACTAAACAAAGATTATACTATGGCTGAGCTAGCTAGGATATCCGCACTAACTGAGATCGTTAAAGAATCACAAGACGTTAGTGTACGTATTCAAGCGATCAAAGCACTACAAGAGATACAACGCAATAAGAAACCATTAGTGATTGACCGACCCAAGTCTTGGTTGGAAAGATAAATACTATATAGGGTTTTTAATATGTCACAAGAAATTATCAATATAGGGGAACTGCCCAACGATGGATCGGGCGATCCGTTGCGCACCGCCTTCGATAAAATTAACAATAATTTCTCCAATATCTTTTCGACAATTGATGCTAACTTAGTTACAATTGAACCGTTGAGCATAGACGTAGATCCAATTACGTCACAGAACATATTAAATATCGGTCAGGTTATTATCAATTCTACACAAATTGTTAACAATCCTGCTCCCACAATCACATTAACCCCACCTGAAACATTATTCACAACCACTCCGGTTACTAGAGTACAAACATATAGTACGCTATCAGAAGCTACCCCGATTGGTGCCCAAGAATGGATTAACATTGGTGCTCAGCCTAACGATGGCACCGGTGATCCGCTACGAACAGCGTTCGATAAGA